GAAAACTTTTATTTTATTTTTGAACAAATTGCCAGAATATCCAAAAGGTTATATTCATGATATTCCGGTTGATTTGAACTGTTTAAAAGAACTCCAGAAAATCTTTAAGCAAAATGAACAAACTTGATAGAATTATTCAAATGATTCGTGAACAGATGGTTGCGAATGCTCCTGGAGCTTCTGGAGGATTTAGTTCTTCCGCGGATCCTAAGGGTCCTGTTGCTGGTTATGATACTAAGATGATGAAGAAAGGTAGAAAGTATATGAAAGGTCCGGGAAGAAAAGTCTGGTTAGATTACCTCAAATCCTCCAATGACAGAAGATCTTAAAGTAGCTGTATTAGAACAGAAAGTTGAAGATGTTAAGGATATTATTGTAAAAATTGATAACGCTATTGAAAAATTAAGTGAAGTAAATAGTAATGTAACTAAGATGCTTGCGGTCCATGAAGAAAGGATCTCGAAGCAAGAGGAGGCCGACTTTATACTCTTTGCTAAAATTGACAAACTCCGTGATAAAGTTGACCGCGATTATGACGCACTTGTGTCACGAGTACAAACGATAGAAAAAAGGGTCTGGATGGCCATTGGTGCAATTGCTTGCATTACATTTATTATGAATAACACTCGGGTTATAGAAATCTTGACACCCACCGATCAAAGTTCTATAATGGAGCACAGGAACTTTAAGGTTTGATTATGGTAGGTGTATATTGCTACTATAGAAATTATGAACCAATTTATGTTGGATGTAGTGTGGATTTAATCATATAAATTCTACTTCAAAAATGTGTGAAAAATGTGGTAAAGTGTCTAGTCCTGGTAATTATTCCAGGTGGCACGATGAAAATTGTAGAAAGGAGAATTAATGGATTACATTGATCAAAAATATATTATGATGATTTCATCTAGGCTTCAAAAGTTTAAAAAAATTAAGCCAAACCTTTACAATTTTAGGTGCATCATCTGTGGAGATTCTCAAAAGAATAAAACCAAGGCAAGGGGATATCTATATCAAGTAAAGAACAATACAAACTTTAAATGTCACAACTGCGGATTAAATATATCTTTTAATAATTTTCTAAAACAAGTAGATATCAATATACATAAACAATATACTTTTGAAAAATTTAAAGAGGGAACTACTGGTAGAAACTTTGTTGTTGATGAACCAGAGTTTAAGTTTGAAACTCCAAAGTTTAAACCGAAGTTAGATTTGCCAAAGGCATCAGAAAATCCTGATGCAAAATCATATCTAGAAAAGAGAAAACTAAACCCACATAAATTCTATTACACTGAAAAATTCAAGGAGTGGACCAACTCTTTAAAACCTACATTTGACTCCACCATTAAAGATGAACCGAGGATTATTATCCCTCTGTTTTATCAAGATACACTAGTCGGATTTCAGGGTAGAGCACTTGGTCCCAATAAGATTAAATACATTACTGTGATGCTTACTGATGACGCACCAAAAATCTATGGTCTTGATGAAGTACAAAAAACTGAAACTGTCTACATCACCGAAGGACCCTTTGATTCAACTTTCATTCGCAACTCTATTGCTCTATGTGGAGCTGACGGTGATATTGCTAAGTGGGGTATTCGCAATCGGGTTTGGATATACGATAACGAACCACGTAATCCAGAGATCGTCAGACGAATCCAATCTAAAATTGAGAGTGGAGAGTCCGTCGTCATTTATCCAAACTCAGTGATTGAAAAAGACATTAATGATATGGTTCTATCTGGACTTGATGTTCAATCCATGGTAGAATCAAACACTTACTCTGGTTTAGAAGCAAAACTCAAATTTACCACCTGGAAGAAAATATGAGCAACGGTTTAAAGGTTCAAAAGAGAAATGGATCAATTGAAAGTATTGACCTTGATAAGATGCATGTGATGGTTGAAGAGGCTTGTAGAGGTCTTGCAGGGGTCTCTGCAAGTCAAGTTGAGATGAAGTCTGGTATTCAGTTTTATGATGGAATTACTACCGCAGAGATTCAAGAGATTCTAATTCGTAGTGCTAGTGATCTAATTGATCTTGATCATCCAAATTATCAGTTTGTTGCTGCTCGTCTTCTTTTGTTTTCGGTTCGTAAACAACTTTATGGGAAGATGAAAGAACTTCCTACTCTGGAACAACACATTATTGATTGTGTATGTTCTGAAGTTTATGATTCAGATATCTACAATAAGTATTCTCAGGAAGAAATTGCTAAGGCAGATTCATTCATTGACCACGATCGTGATTTCTTGTTTACATATGCAGGACTTCGCCAGGTAGTAGATAAGTATCTCGTACAGGATCGTAGTGGCGGTGGAGTGTATGAAACTCCCCAGTTCATGTATATGATGATTGCTTTGACTATCTTTGCAGAGTATCCCAAAGAAACCAGAATGTCATATGTCAAGAGGTATTATGACGCAATCTCCAAACACAAAATCAACATCCCCACACCCATCATGGCAGGAGTGCGAACGCCACTTAGACAATTTGCTAGTTGTGTTCTTGTTGATGTTGATGACACCCTCGATTCTATCTTTAGCTCTGACATGGCTATTGGTCGATACGTTGCGCAGAGGGCGGGAATCGGCATCAACGCTGGTAGAATCCGTGGCATCAACAGCAAAATACGAGGTGGCGAGGTTCAGCACACGGGTGTTGTACCGTTCCTCAAAAAGTTTGAAGCGACTGTCCGATGCTGTACTCAAAATGGCATACGCGGTGGATCCGCCACCGTCCACTTCCCCATCTGGCACCAAGAAATAGAAGATATTCTGGTTCTTAAGAATAACAAGGGAACGGAAGATAATCGTGTCCGCAAACTTGACTATTCAATTCAAATTAGCAAGTTGTTCTATGAAAGATTTATTCAAGACGGTAAGATCACGCTTTTCTCTCCGCACGATGTCCCTGGACTTTATAATAGCTTTGGACTCCCTGAGTTTGACGATCTCTACGTTCAATATGAGAACGATCCGACCATTAAGAAAAAAACTATTAAGGCGCAAGAACTCATCCTTAACCTTCTTAAGGAACGTGCGGAAACGGGTCGGATCTACATTATGAATCTTGATCACTGCAACTCTCACTCATCCTTCAAGGATAAGATTGAGATGAGCAATCTGTGTCAAGAAATTACTCTTCCAACCTATCCTATTCAACATATTGATGATGATAATGGTGAGATTGCTCTTTGCATTCTTTCTGCCATTAATGTCGGTAAAGTAAAGTCTGATGAAGAACTTGAAGAACTTTGTGACCTTTCAGTTCGTGGACTGGATGAACTGATTGACTATCAGAAGTACCCTGTACGTGCTGCAGAACTTGGTACAAAGGCACGTAGGTCCCTTGGAATTGGTTATATTGGTCTGGCTCATTATCTTGCTAAACTGGGATATTCTTATGACTCTCAGGAAGCATGGGATGCGGTTCATGGTCTCTCAGAATCTTTCCAATATTATCTTCTGAAGGCATCTAATGAACTCGCTAAAGAAAAAGGATACTGTGAGAACTTTGGTCGCACCAAATATGCTGATGGAATTCTTCCTATTGATACTTACAAAAAAGATGTAGACGAAATTTCTTCTATTCCATACCAGCATGATTGGGAAACTCTTAGGGCATCTATCCTGGAACATGGTCTCAGGCACTCAACACTGTCCGCACAGATGCCATCGGAGAGCAGTTCCGTTGTGTCAAACGCAACAAATGGAATTGAGCCTCCTCGTGGATTCTTGTCCATTAAGAAGTCCAAGAAAGGTCCTCTTAAGCAAATTGTTCCACAGTATGCTACACTGAAGAACAACTATACTTTGTTGTGGGACATGAAGAGTAATGAAGGTTATATCAAAATCGTTGCTATGATGCAGAAGTTCTTTGATCAAGCTATTTCTGGTAACTGGAGTTACAATCCAGAGAACTATCCTGACAATGAAGTACCAGTTTCGGTTATGGCAAATGACTTCTTGACTACATACAAGTACGGATGGAAAACTTCTTACTATCAGAATACCTACGATATTAAAACTGATGAGGTGATTGAAGAAAAGAAATCCGAATTGGAAAATCTAATTAATGAGTTAAGTTCAGTAGAGGAGGGAGAGTGTGAATCCTGTGCAGTTTAAAATTTCTTCAACAGAAGAACCTCAAACAAGTATCAAAGGAATGACTGTTTTTAATACAGAAAAAGTAGATACCAAAAAGCAACCTATGTTTTTTGGTAAACCACTTGGAGTCCAGAGATATGATTCATACAAATATCCAATCTTCGACAAACTGACTACTCAACAGTTAGGATACTTCTGGAGACCTGAAGAGGTTTCTCTCCAGAAGGATCGTGGAGATTATCAAACACTACGTCCTGAACAGAAGCATATCTATACTTCTAATCTGAAGTATCAGATTATGCTTGATTCTGTTCAGGGTCGTGGTCCTGGAATGGCATTTATTCCTTATTGTTCTTTGCCAGAACTTGAGGCATGTATGGAAGTGTGGGGATTTATGGAGATGATTCATAGTCGTTCATACACTTACATCATCAAGAATGTATACTCAGATCCTTCTGAAGTCTTTGATACTATTATCACTGATAATCGCATTCTTGAACGTGCTAAGAGTGTGACTGAATCGTATGATGACTTTATTCAATCAGCACAACAGTATGGTGTATCCGATACTTGGATGCATAATCTTGAAGGTGTTTCATACGCAAAAGAAACAATCAACGATGTTAAAAGAAAACTCTATAGAGCAGTCGCAAACGTTAACATTCTTGAAGGTATTAGGTTCTACGTTAGTTTTGCTTGTAGTTTCGCATTCGGTGAACTTAAGCTTATGGAGGGATCCGCTAAAATTATCTCTCTTATCGCAAGAGACGAAAACCAACACCTAGCCATAACTCAGAACATCCTGAATAAGTGGCGTGATGGTGATGATCCCGAAATGAAACAGATCGCAAAGGAAGAGGAAGAGTGGGTCTATGCGATGTTCGATCGTGCTGTAAATGAAGAAAAGAAATGGGCAGATTATCTGTTCAAAGATGGCAGCATGATTGGACTCAATGATAAACTTCTTCAACAATACGTAGAATGGATTGCAAACAGAAGACTTAAATCAATTGGGTTAAAGCCCCAATACGATATTTCAGCAAACAATAATCCACTTCCTTGGACTCAGCACTGGATCTCATCTAAAGGTCTCCAGGTGGCACCCCAGGAAACGGAAGTTGAAAGTTATGTGGTTGGTGGAATCAAACAAGACGTGAAAAAAGACACATTTAGTGGTTTTAAACTTTGATAGATAGAGGAGGTAACACTCCTCTTTTTTATAAATATTTTTAAATTCGGTATATTAAATGAATACTAGAGAATATTCTGAACTGCAGAAATTATATTCAAATATCATAAATGAGTATGATGAGGCTAAATCAGCAGCTTCGGCTGAAAAAAATCTCCAACATTCATTTAATAGACCTGGATCTCAAGCTCCTGGATATAAGTATAGTGGAAGAATGGCACCGAACAGAAATGGTTCGGGTCAAGTTCCTGAACAAAAGAGAGTACAACAAGATTTAAAAGCAGCCACTCAAAGATCCCAACAGAGGCAATTACAAATGAACTCCTACGATCCGTTTGAAATAGTTAAGAATCATCTTCTAGACGAGGGATATGCTAGTGATGAAAGATCAGCTTTTGCGATCATGGCAAGTATGAGTGAGGGTTGGAAACAAAGTATCCTTGAGATGGATGATTTTGCAGCTGGTGGTGGTAATGCAAAGATGAAGGCAACTGGTATGACTAAAGATCAAGTCATCTCACTCGGAAAGAAGAATGTGGCAGCTAAACCAGCATCTTCATCATCCTCTTCAGGAAAATCATCAGGATCTACTCCATCTGATGCTGTTAGAGATCGTTTAGCATCTAGAGAAAAGTATCGTGATACTGTAAATCAAGCACGTGCTGCTGGTGTAAGAGGTCCTGTTGGATTGATGAGAAAACAAGCCGCTCAAGATCAAGAAGCAAAATTTAATGCATACTATGATAAACAAAGAAATGATCCTTACTATAAAATAAAATCATTCAAAGATATACCAGGAACATTCAAAAACGGATAAACATAGATAGAGGAGGTAACACTCCTCTTTTTTATGCCTAAGAATCTACTGACTAAAGAAGAATTAAGAGTTCGTGTTTTAAAATTAAAGAACAATCTTCATAATGATCACATCAGACCAGAAATGGATATGAAAGGACTCGCTCATAAATATCTCAACGAAGTCCTTGACATAATTGATGAGTACAGATATTGACTATGAGAATCCTTGGACCTACAATGGAAAAGAATTTGGTTCAAGTGATATTCTGGATTATTATGGTTTTGTATACCATATTCATTGCAACACAACTAATCGCGACTATATTGGTAGAAAATATTTCTGGAGCTTTCGCACTCCGAGAGGAAAATCTAGAAAGGTTAAGGCAGAATCTGACTGGAAGAACTACTATGGATCATGCCCAGAACTCAAGGAGGACATAAAAAAGTATGGTAGGGAGAATTTTACGCGCACTATTTTATCATTACATAAAACAAAGGGCAAAACAAACTTTGAAGAAACAAGACAACTCTTCGCACACAACGTCCTCACGGAAGCACTTGACAACGGAATCCCAGCCTACTACAATAGCAACATCCTCAACAGGTACTTCCGAAAAGACTACTATGGAAACACAGATTGAACCAGTTCCTTATGTGAGGGAGTGGTGTATTGATCGGATTCATCACCTTGCGGATCATGGTGGTGTGGAAGATCAACTTAATGCTCTTTCGATTGCAGAAGAGTTTGATGAGTGGATCAATATCCCTGAGGGAACTCATGAACTTGATTATCTTTGTTTGGAAGAAGAGGGGTGGGGTGATCAGGAAATCGATATTTGGTAAACCAAACATTTGACAAATCCTAAATATTAACTTATTATGTAAAAATCCCTGTTATGAGCAGGGTTTTTTGTTATGAGACTTTGATTTCGATTTAGAGCCGTGGAAAGTGCCCTTTGAGAAAAGGGTGGACCCCCTTTCTATACGGATGTAGAGTTCAACTAATTTTAATGCTTTTCAAAACAATTTCAATTCTTGCCATTGCTATTACAGGACTGGCACCCCTTCAGGCAAAGGCAGCGAGCGGATGTTCCCTCGCATCACATTATGGAGTAGGTGATGGATATCACGGGCAGACAACTGCTAATGGCGAAAGATACAATGCTTATGGAAATTCTGTAGCACATAAAACGCTACCATTTGGAACGAAATTGAGAGTGACGAATCAATCAAATGGTAAGTCGGTGATTGTGCGAGTTAATGATCGTGGACCTTACATTGCTGGTAGGGACCTTGACTTGTCCTATGGTGCATTCTCTTCTATTGCTTCACCAAGTCAAGGAGTTGCCAGAATCTGTTACTCACGGGTCTGACGATCTAAAAACTGAATAAATACAGGGGAGTGGTTGCTACTCCCCTTTTTTTATGTTTAATTTTAACTTCGGAAAAAAGAAACCAGATAAGAAGCAGATAATTACAATAAGTCTCATACTCAGTGGTATCGTAGCAACCCTCTCCCAGTGCTCAGGAGTGTCTGAGAGGACTCTGTGGGACCTTCTAGACGAGGCACAGAGAACTCTGTTCCCTCAGACTATAATCAACGATATCCTTCTCCAGGATCCAGGAATCGTAGAGAG